ATGTAAAAATAGAGCAAGATGAAACTGGACATTATTCAGTATTTTTTGATGATGAACTTATCGGCAAGCGTCCACCGAGCTATTCAAGTTCATTAAAAGAAATTGTTCTATCTTGCTTGCCAGATAACTATGAACTGGTTGATTTAGAACTTTATAAAGATAATAAATTAAATTTAAGAGTGAAAAAGCCATGAAAAGTTCAACTACAAAAGAAGCTTTTAAATTAGCATTAACACTTATTATTTTAGTTGTTGCTTGTCATTAAAAGAAAATACCATTTTTCTTATATCAAAAAACAATTAACTTTATTAATTAAACGAAGGGAATGAAAATGAAAGGTGATCGTTATTCTGAAATGTCTGAAATGGCAATGTTTGGTTTTTTAGCAAATGCTATGGGTGGCGGCGGTGATCGCAATCAAAGTTTTCCACAAAGCGATGCAGAAGATTTTAGCCGAGGCGCAAGATTTATTCCTGGTGAAGTTACTCTGGCAAGACGTAGGGGTGAACGAGTTGATTTTTATGCTAATTGTACCAATAAATGTTGCTGGTATTGGCAATTTAAAAATGGAACCAGAATTTATCATTGGGATTCATTTGATTATGAATCATGGGGAAAAGAAAAATGTTCGATTTGCGGAAATGAAAACGTAAAAGGCGGAACGGTAACTAATTAGAAAGAACAGGTGATAAAGTAATAAAATTAAAAAAAGATTCAACACAGAACTAAGCCTTGTATTCAGAAATGAGTGCAGGGCTTTTTTTATTTCACGTAAAACATTTTTCACTTGACAAATCAAATAAAATTAATTATATTAAAATGGCAAAGTTATTGCAACGTTTTATATAAAAAAACCAGTAACCTTACAGGGAGAAAGCCATGTTAGAACGAGATAACGCCATAGACATTTTAAACGCATTTATTGCAACCTACCAAACCGACCACAGAGAAATCAAAGAAGCCCTTGAACAAATTAAAAAGAATCAAGAGAATATTTTAGAAATAGCATCAAGCTCAAATTCCGTCAATGTTGAAAACAGCACAGAAATTGTATTGATCAAAAAAGACATTGCAGAGATATTGAAGTTATTCCGAAAGATATTTCCAGCAGTTATAAAGCAGAAAAAAAATTATGAATTGCAAGCAGAATAAAAAATGAGCGAAACATTTACAGGTAATTTTCCTAAAACTGATTTAGATGTTACGGATAACATAAAACCAGTTTATCAAATAGAAAAAAAAGTAGATTTAAACGCCATCTCAATCAAGGCAGATGCAATTCATATTTACCTTGAGCTTTTAGAGGAAAAGTATTTCAAAAAAATAAACGAAATAGAAACAAAGCTCAATGGCTTCAAAGAAATACTTTTGAGAATTGAGCGGAAAATTGACAATAAAAATATTTGATATTAAATAAGATAATATAGTTTAAAAATAGTTTATTGCAAGTATAATTAAATGAAAAAACTAAAAACAGAAACTCCACGTCATGTTCAGGCGTTTGAATATTATTTTGCTCTGGGCGATGAAAACAGAAGTTTTAAAAAGGTCGCCGAATATTTTAAAGTTGCATTATCAACAATTCAACAATGGAACGAATCATTTAACTGGCAGCGTAGAGTTGAAATAAAAAACAATGAAATTAAAAAAGAAATACAGAAACAAGCAAAGCAAGAAAATTTAAAACAAACGGCAAAGTTATTAACTGACATAGATGCTACTCTTGCATTAATGAGGCAACTCTTATCTAAAAACATGACCGATGTTAATGCTAAAGAATTAATTTTTGACCAAATGAAAAATGCTAAAGATTATGATGCTTTTATGAGGGCGCTTGAGCGAGCAATTGTAAATAGACGTAAATTGACTGGTGATGCAACTGAATCTGAATTAGCTGCCGATGATCAAATCATAAAAATATATCTTCCACAAAAAAGAAATAGACAAGACAATGAATGATGTCAGACGAATTAAAACCGCAGTCCGATCCGCAAGAGGAATTTCTAATAACAGACGCCGATATTGCTATTTATGGTGGAGCGGCTGGAAGTGGCAAGAGCTTTGCATTATGCTTAGAATGTTTATATCATATAGACAATCCTGGATTTGGTGCTGTTCTTTTTAGACGTACTTCAAAGCAAGTTAGGGCAGAAGGTGGACTTTGGGATAGAAGTTGTGAAATATTTCCAGTTGCAAAAGCAAGCCCAAAAGAATCTATTTTGCAATGGATATTTCCGTCAGGTGCAAAAGTTACATTTGCTCATTTAGAACATGAAAAAGATAAATATAATTGGGATGGTTCACAAATTCCATATATAGGATTTGATGAATTAATCCATTTTTCAGAATCACAGTTCTTTTATATGCTTTCACGGAATCGCTCTACTTGTGGCGTTAAACCATATATTAGAGCAACTACAAATCCTGATGCAGATTCATGGGTTGCTAATTTTATTGCATGGTGGATTAACCAAGAGACTGGTTATCCAATTTTAGAACGTAGTGGAATATTAAGATGGTTTTATCGAATTGAAAATCGCATTTTATGGTATAGCAGTAAAGATGAAGCCATGCAAAAAAATCCAGATTTAGCAAAGGAAGCCGAACCAAAATCAGTGACTTTTATTGCAGCGAATATTTATGACAATCCAGCTTTATTAAAAGCCGATCCATCTTATTTAGCAAATTTAATGTCACTTTCTTTAGTAGAACGTGAAAGGCTTTTTAAAGGTAATTGGAAGGTAAGGGCTGAAGGTGGAAATATGTTTAATCGCTCTTGGTGGAAATTTGTTAATACAGTTCCTGACGATGAAAAGATTACGGTGCGATTTTGGGATAAAGCAGCAACCGAGGATGGCGGAGCTGAAACGGCTGGCGTTAAAATGTCAAGAACTATTAAAGATGAATATTATATTGAGCATGTTGTTCATGGTCAATGGTCAACATTTGAGCGTGAAAAGATTATCAAAGATACGGCTGAAATGGATGGAAAAAATATTGAGATACATTTAGAGCAAGAGCCTGGTAGTAGTGGAAAAGATTCTGCTTTAATAACTATAAAACAATTAGCTGGTTTTGAAGTGAGAGCAAAGACTGCAACCGGAAGTAAAGTTGATCGTGCAAAGCCATTTTCAGCGCAAACGGAAGCAGGCAATTGTTATATTGTAAAAGGTGATTGGAATATGGAATATATTGACCAACACCATAATTTCCCAAATTCAAAATTAAAAGATATGGTCGATGCAAGTTCAGGTGCATTTAATATTTTAGCATTAAAAGAAATGAATAGCGACTGGGCGTCTTTAACAACCGCTCAAATGCGAGAATCCGCTATATGATATTGACAGGATAATAAAAACTAAAAACAAAAATCAGGAACATAGCGGAGACTATATAAATGTCAAAAAATGATATAAGACTTTTAGAACAGCGAATAGCAAGAAGTGTTCAGAATCAAATTGACAGTCCAGCGTCTTATGGAAATTTAGGCGGTGTTAGTCAACTGAGAAGTGGCACTTTCGATAACCTTTTTGATGGAACAATTCCATTAACGGTCAATTTCAACGTATTTGATTTTTTACGACAATCAATTCCACTTTACCATGAATCGGTTAGAAAATTGACTTCATTAATAGGCGATTTTCAATTTGAATCAGAAGATAGGTACCTTGAAAAAAAGCAAAACGAGTTTAAGCAAAACGTAAAAGTGAATTGGCATGAAACTGATATGATTAATTTCATAAAGCAGACGGTCGATTCATTTTTGCATTATGGCGGTTCAATTGGTGAAATGATTATTAATGAAGCCAATACAGAAATAGCATCGTTAAGAAACGGCGATGTTAAAAACATTAGATTTAAAAAAGTGGATGAAACCGAACTGTTATTGGTTCAGGCGAACATTTCAAGGGCTATTCCATTTAGAAACCAGAATCTTGTATTTTATTCTGGTTATCAATATATGAACGGATGTCCATACGGATATCCGCTTTTTTACGCTGTGCCAATTGTAGCTCAAATCTTTTCGCATATTTTGAACGCTATAAAAAATCAATTAATTAGAATAAGCGATCCGATTTTCTTTATTGCCTTTGAAACTGGAAAAGATGCGAAGATCCAGGATGCTAAGGACAGCATGGATTCGCTGAAATCTAACTTTAGCTATGTAATGGGTAAGAAGATGATGGGAAAATCAGGCGATATTTTTTCAGTTTCACCGCCTGATAGCAAATATTTTTTCAAGGCAATCGGTGGAGACATCGAAGTATTTGATCTTTCAATTCCATCTAAAATACTTTTAGAACAGTTTTCAATGGCAAGTACGCTTCCGCCGTTTTTAGTCAATTTAGATTTTGCAAGCAAGTATCAAATCACCACTTGGCAATATGACGCTCTGGATGGCACAGTCGCAAATCTGCACTCCAACGTTGAGCCAATTATCAAAAAAATTCTCAATCGAAAATCGGCTTATTTAAGTCGATCAGGCGTTCCGATTGAGATAGTATGGGACGATTTAACTTTGCAGGATAAAGAAACTGCTGCAAAGATAAGGCTTTCCGATGCACGTTCTGATAAATTAGACGCTGAAACCAGAGTTTTATTAATGGAGTCTATGGTAATTGATCAAGAAGATATAACCGAATGGGCAACAGAAAAAGGTTACAAGATCGAATCCTCTGCCCGAAATGTTAATGACTTATTTGATGAAATTTATGAAAACAATTTAAAAGAAGATTTCAAAGAATCATCAATTAATCGAATCAGAGGATTAATAAGCGAATTATCAGAAAACGAAGGCAATGGACATATTTCAAACGTCAATGTAGGAATTGCCAGTGAACATAGCTAAACAAAAAAAATATCGTATTGTAGCCTTTTACAAAGCTATTCAAAAAACTGTTTTAAGCAGATATGAAGAAAATCTTCTGTATTCTATTTTATCTGGTTTAATTCCACCGATTCACGACTGCAATTTACACAAATATAACGATGCTATTCTTAATGTTGCAAAGCCACCTAAAATACAAGAAACCGACCTTGCAAACCGACCTCATGCTTGGGCAGAGATAAATAAATTAGAACAACAGTGGTTTGCCGATACTTACGAACTTTTAATGAGTTCGATGGAAGATATTCATCGCTTGCTAAAACTTCCATCCATTGAAGAAACCAGGGAATCGATCCGAACTGGTGAACTTCCAAAGAAGCAAAAGAAGTTTGAATTTACAGACGAAATGAGCTTGAAATATGATAGGATTTGGCAAGACTTTCAAGAGTCTTATATCGGTGACAGGGAACTTGATATTTATTCGATTTCAAATGCTTATGGCGCTGGTGACGATCCGATGTTTTCATATTATACATTTCAAGGATTCAGTGCAGGGCTTTCACGTTCCGATGCTGATATAAAAAAGAAGCTCATGGCGCAATTAAGAGCAATGGGATTAAAAGGCGATCAACTCAAAAAAGCGTTTGATGATATTTGGGCTAAAAAAGTACAACCTGAATTCCATAACGAATTTTATCAAAGAAGTTTAGATGCTGGACAGACAAGAGTTAAATGGAAAATAGCTCAAGAAAATATTACAAAAGCAAAAAGAATTTTACGTGAAATGTTAGGCGAAGGTAAGGGCACAATGGACGTAGCGAGATACCTTCATAAGCAAATAAGTGAAGGCGATCTTTGGTATTGGCTTCGCTTAGTACGTTCCGAGCTTGCGCTTGCAATCAACGAATCATTTGACGCACAGGCTCAACAAATGGGCGTACTTTATGAGGAATGGCAAGCGCAATCAAATTGCTGTATGATTTGTTCAGCGTTCGACGGAGGCGTTTGGCAACAAGGAAGCGGCCCCCGTCCGGTATCGGAAACTCATCCGAATTGCTACTGCATAAGAATCCCACATTTCAAAGTACCGTCAGGTAAAAGTATTTTACAACCATACAAGCGAAACCCTTATGACAATCCTTACAAAAAAGATAAAGAAAAAGGAATTGATGAAATAAGGGATTTACGTGAAACGATTAGAAAGAATCCGATAAGTCCGCCGAGAAGCGTAGATGTTAGTCGGTCAAATGAAAGAGAATTGAGAAGATTAGGAATATCATAATGAATCAACAAATATTATTAGCAGACAAATTTATTTGTGATAGATGTAAAAAACCTGGTATGATAGAAAGTATTTGGAAATATAAAGAGCTTAATATTTGCACGTGTTGCGCAAATGAGATGCGAGATAATAAAAAAGACTATAGTTCAGATTTAATATCAATGACAATTACAGATAAAACCCCGTCTAACTTGTAAAATATGGAATATCATAATGAACTATGCAAGCAAAGAATTATTGCAGTCAAATCTTAATCTTAAAATACAAGCCTTGATTGCCGAATTTGAAGACAAAACAGATTCAACAGTTGTAAATATTCATGTAATAAGAGATGTTGGTAATAATTTAACAAGGATAAAGTGTGCCACGATTCCAGTGCAAAATATGCAACAAGCAAGTTCAGTATCATAAAAACGATATTGAATTTTATGAGAATTATCTTCAGGGCGAATGTACTGATTGCTTTTCAGTTATTGCGAAGCAACGCTATGAAGTCAATATAAAAGGCTCATTGACTTTGTTTTTTGGTATGAGAACGCTTGCGCTTGGTGATACAATAGTTCGGCAAGTAATTGAAGACGAATATTTAAAAGCGAATCCAGACGAACAGGTTATTTTCATGGAATCCATTGACGGTGCATTTTCAAATATCAAAAAATATTATCAAAAGCTATACAATAGAGAAATAGGGAAAATCTTTTGGGCGAATCGATTTGCAGGTGAAATAGATAAGCCAAAAGGCGCAATGTGGTTTTCGATAAGTTCGGAAGCGGATTGGTTCGCTAAAGAGGGTGAATTTACAAGAGTCAATTTTCAAGAAATCTATCCTGAAAGAGAAATGTTTTTTGATAACAACAAAATCAATATCGTTTTTCATATCCGCAATCTTGCCAGAAATGAAGGTAAAGGCATTCATAAAAATATGCAATCGCATGAATGTTTTATCGCATTAAAGTATTTACATTCATGGCAGGTCAATAAAACAATCGGCAAGATATATTTTGTTGGAAATGATAGCGATTCAAAAGGATTTGATTTAAAAACCATTAGGTTATTGGCACCTGGAATAAATATAGTTGATAGAAGAA